GATCTGCGCGTAGTTGCCCGACGACCCGATCTGCGCGTAGTTGCCCGACGACCCGATCTGCGCGTGGTCGCCCGACGACCCGATCTGCGCGTAGTTGCCCGACGACCCGATCTGCGCGTTGTCGCCCGACGACCCGATCTGCGCGTAGTTGCCCGACGACCCGATCTGCGCGTGGTCGCCCGACGACCCGATCCGCGCGCTGTCGCCCGACGACCCGATCTGCGCGTGGTCGCCGGCGTTGTCACTAAGTTTGGTTTTCTTCGTCGGTCGCGCTTTTGTAGTTGCGTCGATAACAGCCTGGACGGCTTTACCGATAAACTCGGGAAGCGACAGCTCGGCCTTAATGGTGATCTTGGCCGCTGCGATCTTGCTGTCTTCATCGTGTCGCGACAGTTCGCCCGACAACTCCACTACAGCGAAGCGGCTATCGAACGGACTATAGTAGCTCCACACGTCCAGCGGGTTTTCACAGGCGTGGAAGCCGTAGCTGCACGCCTGAATCGTACCGCCGGTAAGTTCATAGCTCTGCCCGACTTCGAACTGGTGATCGCGGCATCTAAGGTTTTTGTCGAAACCTTTGTACGCGATGACGGTTTCGGGCTGCTTCGTTTTCTTCGTTGGCATGTGTGTCTCCCGGGTTATTTCCGCGATGCGCGGTGATCCATGATGGCTTGAAGGATTGCGATGGCTGTCACACCCACGCCTATAAGCGTGTAGAGCGCGATGAACTGTGCGGCGTGGCTCATTGTGTGCCGCCTTGAATCTCATCGGCGCGGCGATGAAACGCGGCCTGCTTCGCTTCGTTCGACAGGTCGCAAAGCGCCATAAGGTCGTCGCGGATGTACTGCCGCGCGTTTGCACTCCCCGTCCCTTGGTGTGTCGCTGCGCGGGTCCATAAAGCGGCGCCGACCATGTAAGCTTCCCTCGCGCCTGGCCGGATGCGGAACAGCTCAGCGGCTGTCAGGCTTTGGTTGCCGATCGCCTGGCGCACGCCGGCGCTAAACTGCTCGACCATGAGCGCCTTGGCCGCTGTGGCGTTGGAGCACTCGCGGCGTTCCAGCTTGAGCGCGTTGCGCCAGGCGTTCGGGAACGACCAGTCAACGCAGTCCAGATGTGCTGTGATGTAATCGAACGCGCGGTTGATGGCGTGTTGCTCTTTGGAGGTGAATTTGGTCATGACGCGACCACCTCTATCCACCCCGCCTTAACGGCGCGCGCGAACTGCCAGGGGCGCATCATCGTTCCCGCGCCATCAGCACGGCGGAAGTAGAAGTCGCTACGCTTGTTCGCGGGATTATTGGTGACGGTGTAGGTCTGGCCGGCGGTGACGTACTCACCCCACTCCATTCCGTCGCGATGGCACTTGACCACCTGGGTTTGCTGCTTCGACTTGCTCATGTGTGTCTCCCAACTATGTCGCTACGCTACTCCGTGGCGTGGTGACACGCAAGAGGGTGCTATCATATTTCAACGCGATGTTGCAGCGCTGGTTAATTTTGTGTTTCAGCCGGTAGGACAATGTTAGGGCCTGGCTGCTAAGCTGGCCGGTGGAGGATCTCAAATGGTCGAGCTTGGAGCTTTGTTGGGCGCTATCATATTCACCCACGTTATGCTGGTGACTCCCGTGCGCACGAGTGATTTGCGTAGTTTTGTTGGGGCGATTTTCGTCGCGCCAATCGCCGGCGGAGTGTGGGGAGCTTGTGTCGGCGCTATCATTGTTTGTGTGGATAGCGTAGCTACTACGTTTCTTCGTGGCGTAGTAGCGTTGTTCTAAAAGCCCGGAAATGCCGGCTTCTAGTGCTATTATATTTTAACATTATGATAGCTGGAGGGTAAAACCGTTTCTTCTAGCTCAACAATGCTATTATATATATATATTATTATTGTTCATATCTTAGAAGCGTATACGCGACCCTGCTATCATAATGTTTAAATATGATAGCATTCTCCAACGTTGCTTCGTTGCGCAGATATTGTAGCGCCTCCGGCCTATCGGTACTCGTTCAGCCAGTCGAGGTAACGACGAAACGACGCCCAGTCGCACTCAGGCGTCTTGGCCCCTTCGCCCTCAACAATGCTATCATATCTCCCCACTTCGCCCCCGCGATCGCTGCGCAACAAGCCCTTCCGCGCCGCCGCAGCTGCCACGACACCGCGCACCTTGGCATCTAAGCCATTGATTTCATAGAGCATTACATCCTCCGTCACCTGGCGCCGGCACCACCACGGGCACGGCGCAACGTGGTGCTACGTTACGCCGTGCTATGTCGCTACGCTACACTAAGTCACTGTGTTACTTAACAAATCCTTTCGCCCATTGATTCAATCCATTTCGTTTCGACGCAATCCAAATGCGCAGGCAACGCGCCTGCCCGCGTGCTGCGCGACGTGGTTACTTCGTTGGAAAGGTTAACCCGCCTTTACCGTGACGACGTTCGAGGGGGCCGGGGGTGGTTCGTGGTGAGGGGCGGGGCTGCGTCGTAAGGGGCGCTCTCGGAATAAATATCAAAATTTCGAAGCAGCTATCATATCTCAGGAAACGTAGTAGCATCATTACACACCCATCGCGGAGCACCACGCCACGAAGCGCCCTTGACGCCCCATCCCAACGCTGTCATGGTGACATGGAAACGAGGCGCTACGACATGCTCACGCCAGCCGAAGAAACCCGGTTAGCCGACCTCCGCCGCAAGCTCGCGGCCCGAGACGGGAAACCCGGGTTCAAGCGGAACGCAGAGGCGGTGAAAGCAGCGATCGCAGAACTCGAAAAGAAATCGCAGGAGCCGACATGACCACCATTATCGCATTCGGCGCAGGCGTCGCCTTCGGTGTCCATTTCTGCCAGCGGATCGCAGCGGCGTGGCAACGCGCCCTCGCCTGGCTCAAGTCGGCGGTGCTTTGAATGGCGCGTCTGTCCACTCAGGAGCGAAAGGGTCTCGCAGCCTCGTCGTTTGCTGAACCGGGCAAGCGCGCCTACCCCATCAACGACGAGTCCCATGCGCGCAACGCGCTGGCTCGCGTGGCGCAACACGGTTCGCCCGCGGAGAAGACGCAGGTCCGCGCGGCCGTGCATCGTCGCTACCCGGACATCGGCGTATCCGGCATGGACAAGGCGATGAGCAACCACGCCGACAAGATGCATCCGGTGAAGCGAGGCTGACATGGCAGGCGTTTTCAACAAGATCAGCGACGCGCTGGCCGGTAAGGCGACCACCTCGGCGCCTGTCAACAAGACGGGCAACGCGGACTTCTCCACCCTGCGCCGCGGGCGCGACGCGATTATGTCGGGCTCGTCTCCGCAGTCCGGTTCGGTCGGCGACGGACACACCACGTCGGGCCTGGACCGCGCCATGCAGAACCACGCGAACAAGCTGCATCCTATCCGTCGCGACCTTGGTGAGATTGAGGGCTAAATGAGCTATGTGGACAAAGTAATCGGCGCGCTCGTGGCGAACAACGCGCGCACTGCGACCAAGTACATCACGGACCGCCGTGTCGTGCGTGCAACGCGACGTATGTGGGGCGGAAAAATATTGAACCGCACCTACAACATGGAAATCACGCTGACCATCGGTCGGCCGAACTACCGCGAGCGCCAGTTCATCAAGCAATGCAAGCGCGCGGGCGAGCCGTTTCCGGTGAAGAAGATTCAACTGCGGTTCCCGGCCAAGCGTGAGCGCTCATAGTGGGGAACTACGTTGCATCTCAGTCCTGTCATACTGGAACGCGCTTACGATCTTCTGCGCTCAACACCACCGTTCAAGCGTTGGAAGCTGCCGGATCCTGACGAGGTTGAGTTTGTTGTAGGCTCCCATGCTGAGCATGAAGGGTACTACGAATATCAGTTTGACAGTCACGGACTCTCGCATCACCGCATCACGATCTACCAGCCCGGCGTGCGTACCGCCGATGAAATGCTGCCAGTGATGGCGCACGAGATGGTTCACCTTCACCAGTTGGAATCGGAGTGGCGAAAAACGAAGCGTGTTCGCAGCCGCCATCACGGTAAAAAATTTGTTCAGCTTCTGAAGCAGGTTAGCCGCTCCCACGGGTGGCCAATGTCCCGGTTACTGTAATGCCTCCCCGCCCTGCACTTCCGATCGCGCTACCCGGCGGCGAGATGCTGCCGGCGATGAGTGCGCGCCGCCGCCATGAGATTTGTGACGTGGTGTTCGAGATGGGCGGCGGCGTCGACCGCCTCGCACACATCGTCAACAAGTCCGACGACAACTTCATGGACTTCGTGAAGAACTTGTGGGCCAAGGGCCTGCCGCGCGCCGTCGCGATGGAGCACCAGGTATCCGACGGCGTGGAGTCGCTGCTTGAGAAGCTGGACGCGGCCGAGAGCGCCAAGACCATCGACGGCGAGGCTGTCGAAGTAGAGTAGCACCACGCGTCGTCGTTGACAGGCGACATAGCACAGCGTTACAGTTGCTGTGCGGATGTCTCCCCCGCGCGCTCCGCCGGATGCACTCGGACCCCAACTCGAATGTGCAGCGTCAACCCCTACAGACTCCGGCGGAGCAACTATCTCCATGGCTGAGCGGCGGCAGGTTACGGAAGTCGAGAAGATCGAGTTTCTGCGACAGTCGCGGGAATCGTTGAAGGACTTCGCCGCCAACTGCCTGCGCGTGCGCGACAAGGCGGGCAACATCGTCCCGCTCATCTTCAACGATGCGCAGCTGGCCGTTCACGACATGCTGGAGAAGCAGCGCGCCGAGAAGGGCTGGGTGCGCGCGATCATCCTCAAGGGGCGGCAGCAGGGCATTTCCACCTACATCGCCGCGCGGTTCTACTGGCGCGCAGCGCTACGCCGCGGCGTTAACGTCTACATCCTGAGCCATGAGCAGCCCGCCTCCGACGCTCTGTTCGGCATGGTGGAGCGCTACCAGCGCCATAACCCCGTCGCGCCGCACATCGGCACGTCGAACGTCAAGGAGCTTGTGTTCGACCGGCTGGACTCCAGCTACACGGTCGCCACCGCGGGCAACAAGGAGGGCGGTCGCTCTCGCACTGTCTCGCTGTTCCACGGCTCCGAGGTGGCTTTCTGGACCAACGCGCCGGGCCACTTCGCATCGTCTGTGCAGGCGGTGCCTCTGCTTCCGGGCACCGAGGTTATCCTGGAGAGTACATCGGCCGGCGTCGGCGGGGAGTACTACGAGCGCTACCAGGACGCGGAAGCGGGCCGCGGCGACTACATGGCGGTGTTCCTGCCGTGGTTCCTGTCGCCGGAGTATTCGCGCGCGCCGGAGCCGGGTTTTGAGCTAAGCGCCGAAGCCGACGACGGCGAGATGAGCGAGCAGGAGTACGCTGCGACGTTCGGTCTCTCGTTGGCGCAGATGGCGTGGCGCCGCAACAAGATCATTGAGCTGCGCAGCGCGGAGACATTCAAGCGCGAATATCCCGCCAACGCCGCGGAGGCGTGGACGGCGCCGAACGGCCACGAGCCTTACATCAGCCCGGTTAGTGTGCTGCGCGCGCGCAAGCGCAGCGTGACGGGCACTGGCCCGCTTATCCTCGGCGTCGACCCGGCGAGCATGGGTGGTGACCGCTTCTCCGTGGCCGCGCGGCGTGGCTTCGAGGTGCAGTGGGTCCGCCACCGCAACAAGATCGACCACCTCGAGGGAACGCAGTGGATCCGCTCGCTCATCGACGAGCTTCAGCCTGCCCGCGTCAACGTCGATGCCGGCAACATCGGGCACGCGATTGTCACCGGCCTTAAGTCCATCGGGCCGAAGTACACGGAGATTGTGAGGGGGGTTAACTTCGGCGGTACGGCGGAGCAGAAGCTCGCCAAGCCGAAGGTGCCCGGCCCCGCCAACCGCCGCGCCGAGATGTGGCAGCGGTTGCGCGATTGGCTGATGCTCGAGGAAGGCGTGTCGATACCCGACGACGACGCGCTCCAGACGGACATGACGTCGCCGCGGCTCAAGCCGAAGCTCAACAACGATTTCCTGCTCGAGTCCAAGGACGAGATGCGCAAACGGCACGTCCGGTCGCCTGACCTGGCGGACGCCGTCGCCCTTACCTTCGCCTTCAGCGAGTACATCACCAACTACGCCGAACAGAGCGCCAAGCCACAGTTCGGCGACATTGACGCTTCACGACATAGCGTGATAACACATACGGACTTGTCGGGCGCACCAACGGGCTGGATGGGATAGTGGTCGCTGAAAAGCCAAAATTTAAGATCCCCGATGATTTCGAGGACGAAGCTGCATTTCTCGCAGACATGCGGGAGAGCTTCGCTGACGACGTCGCGGCCGATAAGGACAACGCCGAGGCCGCGGCTGAAGATCAGGCGTTCATGGTCGGCGATCAGTGGGATCCACTGGTCAAGCAGCGGCGTTTGAACGCCAAAAAGCCTGTTCTCACAATTAACCGCCTCCCTGCTTTCGTTGCGCAGATAGTTGGCAACCGCCGTCTCAACGAGACGACGATCAAGGTTGTTCCCGACGGTACGGAAGACAAAGCCATCGCGCGCATTCGCGAAGGCTTGATACGGAGCATTCAGAAGATTTCGCGCGCCGACATCGCTTACGACAAAGCATTGGAGTCGCAGGTTATCTGCGGCATTGGCAACTTCCAGGTTGAGTTGGTGCCAAACGAAGACGACGTCTGGGTTCAGGACATTCGTATTTCACCCATCGTCGACGCACTTTCCGTCGTCTGGGACCGAATGCTCACCGACCCGACGGGCGCCGACGCGGAGCACTGCTTCGTTGTCGACACGTACAAGGAATCGAAGTTCAAAAAGCGCTGGCCGTGGGCAACTCCGGCCGACGTAGTGCCCGACGCCGCCGTTCGACAGCAGCTGCTGTCGACGGGATGGTACGGCGCGAACGACGTGCGCGTTGTGAGCTATTGGAGGATGAGGACCAAGAAGCGGACGCTGGCGCTCATGGTCAATGGCAAGACCCGCGACATCACCGACGATGATACGCCCGAGACGCTTGCCCAGATCGCGCAGCGTGAGGACGGTTCGCCGATAATGCGCGACGTCGATATGAAATATGCACAGATGTACCTGTGCAGCGGAACCGACATTCTCGCCGGGCCGTATGACCTCCCTATCAAGCGCGTGCCGGTATTCCGCGTTCCCGGCTGGGAAATAACCGTTGGTACGGCGAAACACCGCTGGGGTTTGATCCGGTTCTTGAAGGATCCACAGCGGCTACACAACTACTGGCGCAGTGTCATCGCCGAAAAGCTTATGATGTCGCCGCGCGCGGGCTGGAAAGCATCCGCCGAAGCAGTGGCGGGCCGTGAACAGCAATGGCGCGACTCTCACGTCAGCGACGATCCGCTGCTGATTTACAACGGCGAAGCCGGGTCTCCGCCTGAGCGCGTCGAGCCTGCGACGATGGAGCCGGCGCTGCTTGCGCAGGCAGAAATCACGACGCAGGACATTAAGGACGTTTCCAACATCCACGAAGCCAATTTGGGGATGACGTCGAACGAAGTATCAGGCGCGGCGATCCTTGCGCGTCAGCGCGTAAGCGACACCGGAACGGTACTCTACCACGACAATCTGAACCTTGCGATTGAGCAATGGGGTATGGTTGCCAACGACCTCATTGACGTCGCTTACGACACGCCCCGCGTTATCAAGGTTCTGGGTGAAGATGGTCGCGAAGACCTCATTGCAATCAACGGGTTCGGCGAGAACTCAATCGACATCACCGACGGAAAATACAACGTCAGTGTGACCACCGGCCCGAGCTACGTCACGAAGCGGATGGAAGCCCAGGCGAGCATGATGGCGTTTATCAACGCCGCGCCGCAGGTGGCTGGCTACACGCTGGACCTCATCGCCGACAACATGGATTGGCCGGGCTCCGACGAGTTCGTGCGCCGCGCGCGCATGATGTTGCCGCCAGGCATGGTCAACCCGAAGGATATGACGCCCGAAGAACAACAGGCGTATCAGTCGGCGCAGCAGCAGAACGCCAAAACGCAAGCACTCGCGATCGCGAAGGAGCTTGCCGAGCTTCAGAAGACACAGGCGCAGACCGCGGAATCCGCCGCACGCGCGCAGAATTACCAAGCTCAGGCAGATTCAACGCCGTTCAACACGCAGACCAAGGCGGTTGCAGCGGCTTCACAGTCGGCCGACCGCGAACTGCGTGGGCATTTGGAAGCGATCAAAGTGGCAGAGAACGGAGCATAAAATGGCGAAGGGCGACGCGGCAGAACAAAAAGATCCTGCTGAGCAAGAAATGGACAAGTTCAAGGGGTTTTCGACGCTCGACGGCGAGCCGGCGGATGGCGACGCGACGCCCGATGAGAAAAAAGCGCTCGCTGATCGCGCTGCGGCGGACGGCGATGACGCCGTGGACGACGCCGGTAAAGACGACGGCGAGCAGGAAGACGCAGAAGCCGACTCCGAAGATCAGGGCGAAGTAGAGGACGACGGCGAACCGTCTCCTGAAGAAATTGGCCAGCGCGAGGCGCAGGCACTCAAGGGCAAAGGGAAGAAGGCGATAAACCGGCGCATTGCCGACTATGCCGCCACTGCTCGCATCGCCGAACGCCGCGCCGCAGCCGCCGAGCAGGAGCGTATAGCGCTCGCAGAACGTATCGCTGCGCTCGAGACGCGCTTGACACCGCAGCAGGAAGGCACTAAACAGGACGATAAGGCTCCAGACCCTGCCGACTTTGAATACGGGGAACTGGACTCAAAGTATATTCGAGCCCTGTCTCGCTATGAGGCGCGGCAGGAACTGAAAACAGAGTTGGCGAAGGAAGCCAATTCTCGGCAGAGCCAGGCCGCGCAGCGCGAAGCTGCTGAAGCTGGCGAAAAGCTGAAGGTGTTTATAGACGCCGGAAGCGGCAAGTTCGACGACTTCGAGGAAGTCGTTGTTGAGAGTGCAAAGCGGAACGAATGGCCGCTGTCCGACACTCTCGGTAGATTGATCGTCGGATCGGATGTCGGTCACGAGATCATTTACCACCTGGCGAGCAATCCGAAGGAAGCTCGACAGATCGCCGGCAAAACTCCTTTGGAGCAAGCCGCCTACTTCGGTCGCCTTGAGGCGAAATTCGCTGCCACGTCGGCAGCGAACGCGAGCGGGGAAGCTAACCCCAAGCCCGTGAAAACGACGAAGGCGCCCCAACCGGTCCAAAAGGCCCGCGGGGCAGGTGGCAAATCTCAAGTTTCCTCCGATACGTCCGACTTCACACAGTTCGAGGCGCTCGTGATGGGAGGGAACAAGCACTAGGAGTGCTCCGACGTGGCGAATGCTTTTCTGAATGCACAGACGTATGCGAACACCATGCTTCTGCTGCTCAAAAACCAACTGGTCACTGGCCGGTTGGTGAACGGCGAGTTCAAGAACCAAGTTACCGACGAAAACGGGCTACAGACCAGCGTTAAGCGTCCGCCCCGCTTCGTCGACAAGAAAGACGGAACGGCCGCGCTGGCTGCTCAGGACATCGTGACCGGCTCCGTGCCCATCGCGGTCGACCAGTACAGCAAGGTCCACATCAGCGTCGGCGATATCGAGTACATCTCGAGCTACAATGCGCTCATGCAGAACGAAACGATGAAGTCGGCGGCTTCTACGCTCGCCCACAGCGTCGACTCGTTCCTGCAAAAGAAAGTGCTGGGCTTCCACTCTTGGGTGGCTGGCTCGGACACTGGTGGCGCGAACGCTTCCGATCCGTCCAAGCCAATCGCCAAGGCCGTTCAGGCCATGGGCGCTCACACTCGCCTGATGAATCAGGGTTCGCCCAACGCCAGCCTTTGTGGCACCGTCGCATATCTTGACGGCGAACTGATCCGCGGCAACCAGCAGGGCAGCTTCACGCCGGACCTCAACACGCCGATGCTTCAGCGCACCAAAATTCCGATGATCTCGGAAATTGACTGGTACGCTTCGCAGCAAATCCCGTCGTTGACGACCGGTACGCGCCCGACGACCAACGGCCTCATCAACGGCGCCAATCAGAACGTCAACTATCGTGATGTCAAAACCACGATGCAGCAGACGATCGACATTGACACGCTTGGCAACTCCAAGACGATCAAGAAGGGTGAAGTCTTCACCATCGCGGGCGTCTATGCGTGGGATTGGCGCAACGGCGCAGCTCTGGATTATCTCCAGCAGTTCACCGTCCTCGCCGACGCAACTTCGGACGCAGCGGCCGGCACGGTTACGCTCACCATCAGCCCGCCGATCATCGTCCAGGGCACCAACGACGGCACCAGCACGGACGCGAACACTGCGTTCGCCACCGTGGACTCTGTCCCGGTTGACGGGAACGGTGTCACCTTCGTCGGTACGGCGAGCACTAACTACCGCGTTCGTGCAGTGTGGCAGAAGCAGGCTATCGCCCTGGTCTCCGCGCGCCTCCATACGCCGTTCACCGGCGTATCGAGCTTCGCGACCGACCCGGACACAGGCATTGCGATCCGCTACTGGCGCGGTTCGAGCATCGACACAGGCGCGCATGTCCATCGCTGGGACATGATGTACGGCGCAACCGTCACGGATCCGTTCCTCGGAACGCGCATCTGCGGAACGTAAAAAGTGAGCCGCGGGTTGTCCTTCTGGAATCGCGGCCACTGTTTCACATGTAGTTGAGAGGTCGGTCAGGTAACTCTGACCGACCTCGATACTGCCAGTTAAATTCTAAGGGAGCTTCGTCTATGGCAGTTGCGCCTTATCCTCCGCGAAAGGGTGAAAAAACCTACTGGCCCTCGCGCAAATACGGCCCGAACGGTCAGTCAGAAATATTCGAGCGCGCCGAGGATGTGCCGGAAGGCTGGCTCGACGCGCCTCCGCCGGTGGAGGAAGTCGCCGCTGTCGTTGTTGAACCGCCCGCCCCTCTTGGCTTGACGCGCGATGAAATCGTTGCGGCGCTCAACGAAGGTGGGATCGAGTTCAAAAAGAACGCAGGTACAAAGTCGCTTCACGATTTGCTGCGCGATAATGTTGTCGCAGCGCTCCACGAAAAAGGTGAAGCGTTCGATGTGGACGCGGACACCAAAACTCTTTTGGGGCTGCTCACCGCCCCGGCGTAAGGTGCCATGACCATTGCGTCAGATCTCATTCAGTCGGCCTATCGCGAAGGAAACCTCATTCCCGTCGGCAAATCGCCTACGACGGATGAGCAGACCGAAGCGCTTGACCGGCTGAACGGGTACATCAACGGCGTATTTGGCAACGAAGTAGGTGAGAACCTGGCAGACTGGGAGGTGCCTGCGCCGCAGCGCACCGCTCCCATCGCGGCCAATTTCCCGCAACTACCCTACCCTCAAAACACGGCGGTGGACCTGTACGGGCCTGCGCCGTCCGACATTACGCCGAGCGTGTGGCAAACGCCGCCGAAGAACAGCCGCATTATTTTCGGCGGAAGCGTCGACCAGACGGTCTACTTCCCCGAATCGCCCAACGACGGCTCGCGTATGTCGCTCATCAGCGGCGCTTCGCTGGTTGACGGCACTGTTCTGACGATCAGCGGTAATGGGCGCAAGATTGAAGGCGTGGCGTCGCAAGAGTTCACAGCGCCGTTTGACATGCGGCAGTGGATATACCGCGCCGATTTGGGGGACTGGCGCGCGGTTGTGGATGTGGCCCTGACGGACGACTTTCCTTTCCCGCCCGACCTCGACGACTTGTTCATCACCGCGCTCGCTATCCGCCTGTCGCCGCGCTACGGCAAAGAGCCGGGCACCGGGACCGTCGCGACTTTCAAGACGATGTTGTCGCACCTGAAGACGCGCTATCGGCAGGCCGGTACAACGATCTTCGGCGGGCAGGACATTCCGAACTCGTACCAGAGCTATTCCGGCGGAAGTTGGATGGCGTGACATGGTGACCCTCCCCCTCGGCGTCGGCGCGTACAAGCGCAACTATGCGGGCGAGCCTGAAGTGAGGCTCGAGAACCGCTTTCTTGAGGCCAACCCGACCAATTTGCGCGAGCGTATTGCGCTGCTGACGCGCCCCGGCACGGATGAGCTTGCTTATTTCAGTGGCGGCAACATTCGCGGCAACTACTCGAAACTCGGACTGTTCGACGGTGATCTGTTTGTCGTGTCCGGCGAGAACTTATACCGCTACGCGACCGACGGGACGAAAACCCAAATCACCGGCATAATCAACGGCACGGGCCATCCTGAAGTCACATGGATGAAGGGAATTGGCTACGAGTACCTGTTCATCGCCGACGGTCTTCTGCTCCAGTTCTACGATGGCGGCTCGCACGCTACCGGGACGTTGACGCTCGCAGGCGGAGCCATCACCAACCAAGTCGTGCGCGTTGGTGACACCTACTACAGCTGGAACGCGAACGTCGACAACAACAGCCCAGACGGAACCGCGACGCATCCGTGGCTTGCGCTGCTTGGCGGCACGGACGCGGAGTCGCTGGCCAACCTGGCGAAGCTCATAAACTTCGACGGCGTGCGCGGCGTGGACTTCAGCACGACGCTGGGCGGTCCAAGCTCCATAGTATCAGCCACCAGCACGCCGACAACGCTGGTCGTTACCGCCTTCAGCGTGTACGCAGACGGCAACGCGATCGTGACCACAGTCCCGTCGGGATCGTTCCTGACTTGGGGCGGTGGTACGCTGGCGGGCGGTGGCACGCACGCGCTGAGCGGCGTTGCTGTGCCGGACGGCGTTGGTATCAAGGCACTCGCCACCGTCTCTAGCTTTGTGCTCGCGTCGGTCGCCAATTCACAAATGTTCTTCTGGCTTGAACCGGGCGCGACGACGATCGATCCGCTCAACTTTGCCGAGAAGGAATCCAACCCCGACAACATTGTGGACATGTTGACCGTCGGCGATCAGGTGATGATTACAGGCCAGGGATCCACGGAGAACTGGTACGCGACAGGCGACCCTGACGCGCCATTCTCTCCCGTCGCAGGGCGCGTCTATGCGCGCGGCACCGTCGATGGAACGACCGTGGTGGTGAAGGACAGCGTCATGTGCATCGGCGATGACGGTATCGTCTACCAGATGGGCTACTCGTCCGGCTCCAGCGTCCCATGGGGCACGCACCGCGTCAGCAACAACGGCATTGAAGAACGCATCCGTACACAGTTGCGCCGCGAACAAGGACTTGCAGCATGATTATCTTCGAAGATGGCCTCTCGCACTATGGCGCCACGTCTTCTGTCGCGAAAGCAAACATGCTTTCTGGAGTGTGGGCGGAACTTCCAAGCACCGGCACGCAAGTTTTTGGCGGTGTTCCGGCGTGGGGTGCGCGAACGCTCGGCTCATTGGCGGCTTCAAATCACGGAGACTTCAATGGGCTGCGTCTCGCGCTCCCGTCGACTTACACCGCGTTGTTGGTGTCGTGCGGCTATTCGATGGAGACTCTGCCCGCCAGCAACAACTTGAACGCCATTGTACATTTTCGCACTGCCGCAAACGCGAGCATCGCTTACGTCTGTGTAGAGTCTAACGGCGCAGTTTCGCTGCGCGGCTCTGACGGCACTGTTTTGGCACAGACGGCTGGGCCGGTCATCGTTGCGCAGACCTGGCAGTTCATCGACATGAAAATTGATACGGTTGGCGAAACTTTCGTCATGTACGTTGATGACCCCGACACCCCAGTAATGAACGTGTCGGGCTTGTCGCTGGCGAGCGCGGCGATAGGCCAGCTGCGGTTTATCGACGGTAGCCTTACGATCAATCGAGAAGGTACACCGTGGATAACGGACATTCGTGTACGCGACACGACTGGTACTTATAACAACGGCTTCGATGGCGACATTCGGATTGCGACGTTGTTTCCGAACAACGACACCAATGTAGCCGGATGGACGGCGCGCCCGCGCAAGAAGCTCGGCACTGGCATTCTGGACAACCGCGCGAACACCAATTCGTGTGTGACAGCAGCCAGTTCGACGCAGACCGACCTTGGCAGCGGCGATTTTACGATTGAGCAGTTCGTCCGCTTCTTCGCGCTTCCGACGGGCTCTAATAAGGCGCAGATCTTCGGCAAGTGGGACGAAACCAACAATCGCCGCAGCTATCAGCTTTACATGGGCGGTCCGACGCTCGAGAGCGGTACGACGGTGTTTCGCATCTCCACCGACGGCCAAGCCGGAACGGTCGCCGAAATCTTCCAGTGGCCGTGGACGCCTGAGCTAAACCGCTGGTATCACGTCGCTGTTTCGCGCGCGAGCGGCGAGACGCTGTTCTTCATTGATGGTGTACAGCAAGGCTTGCCAGCGGCGGACGCCAACACCTACTTCGCCGGCGCCGCGACGACCTCCATCGGCGCGCAATGTGACGGTACGACAAGTGCCATTGCAAACACCGCGCTCAACGGCTTCATCGACGAAGTGCGTCTGACGGTCGGATTCTGCCGCTACGACAGCAACTTTACGCCGACCACAGTGCCTTTCCCGCGCAACAGTACGGACGACCCTGACTTCGCCGACGTGGCGCTACTGTGTGGCTTCGACAGCGGGGTAAACGACGAATCCAGCTTTGGGCGCCTTATGACGGCGCGCAACGGTGCGGTGCAGAACACGCCCGACGACGGTTCGTTTGCATATCAGACAATCAACCAGCACACGCCGCGCGACGACACGTTCATTGAAGCTGCACTCATCCCCGCCGAAGGCACGTTTACCCTCACCGGACTGCCAACAGCGGGTAAAATTGTCACCGTTGGAACGAAGGACGGCAGCACGGCCGCTGTCTATACGTTCGTGGCCGCGCTCACCACTGCGTTCGACGTTCTTATCGGCGTCGACGCAGACGCCACAGTTGCCAACCTCGTCGCTGCGATAAACGCGGCCGCAGGAGCGGGGTCACTGTACGGCACCGGCACGACGGCGAATTTCGACGTGAGTGCGGTACAGCTTCCCGTTGACCAGATGCTTGTGACGGCCAACACACCAGGGACCGCCGGTAACGCAATAGCTTCCACCACCAACGAGCCGAACGGCTCTTGGGGCGGCGCAACGCTCTCCGGCGGCGAGGATATTCCCGGCGCGAGCGAGTTCAGCTTTGATCGTCTCCCTCCGGAAACGACGGTGATACGTTCGGTTTCGGTCTTCACGCGCAACTTCAAATCCGACACTGGAACGTGCTCCGTGCAGTCTTCCTTCGTGGGGCCGCACGGCGCGGCGACGGCCGGCGCAGACAACAGCATTGGCACCAATCCAAGCTACTACCAAGACCACTATGAGACCGATCCCGATACCGGCGTGGACTTGACCCCGACAACCATTATTGGCGGAAGGGTGCGGGTAAACCGCACGACTTAAGGTGTGGTATGACCGTGGCGCTCGCTGCGCGAACATCTCAGGTTGCTGCGCTGGTTTCGACGCCGTTCAAACAGGCGCCGTCCCCACGCACATCTCAAGTCGCGATGCTGGTTTCATATGCGCCGCCTTCGGCGCGCAAGGCGCAGACGACTCAGATTGCCGGTTTGGTCGCTCTCCAACGTGAGGTTTATACCGTGCCTGGTACATCCCAAGTCGTCATGCTTGTCGCTTACAAGACTGGTGTTCCAGACCAAAGCCGCACGCGCGCGTGGTCGTTTACGCTCGACGGTCATACGTTCTATGTGCTGAACCTCGGCCCTGAAGGTACGTTCGTCTACGACATATCGACCCAGCAATGGGCGCAGTTCGATACGCAAGGCTTCGGCCAGTGGAACCTCGTCAACGGAACGATGTGGGGGCAGAGCCGCATTGTCGGCGGCGATTCCGTTAACAGTTATGTGTGGGAGCTTAACCCGTCCGCCGTGCTTGACGAGGAATGGCGCGACATCGCGCATGTGGTGACCGGCGGCGTTCAGACGCGCTCGCGCACCTTCCACTCTGTTGAGGCGCTGCGCGTCACCGCGTCAGTTGGGCAGATTGATGAAGTCAACGGCGCGACGTTCACGCTTAAGTACAGCGACGACAACGGTAAGACCTGGAGCGATCCGTTCACGATCGAACTGACGCAGGGTAACTATGACGACGAGCTGGCCTACCGCTCGCTGGGTGCGTTCATGGCGCCCGGCCGCATCTTCGAACTCAGCGACAGCGGTGGCCTGATCCGCATCGACGGCGCGGATGTGTTTGTTGACGGCTTCGACGAGGACAACAACGCGCCCACCCAGCCGAACGGGAGCTAGGTGTGATTTCCCGCGTCGACCCGCTGCATTGGCAAGTCCCCATCACGGACAAGAATGGCTTCCCGACCCCTGAGTTCCAGCGCAAGTGGGCGCAGCAACACGACGTCAACAGCAGTGTCCCCGACGTGTCGGGCGGCGCGGCGGGTGCGCTGCTCTACAAGCTCTCCTCCGCCAATCTTGATGTGGGTTGGTCGACGGGGTTGGTGTGGGATGAGACGAACGACGTGTTGTCTATTGGCGTCGGCGCTTCAGGTGGTCTACGGACACAAGTCCTCTACGACCCGTCCGCGCTAAACGCGGGGGCGGTCATTAACAACTGGCAGACCGTCGGTGGCGCAAACACTTCACAAAACATCATTCATCTGAATTACGGCTTGCAGCTTACGGGCGCGAATAATGCGCTTCACGCTGTTGCTACCCAAGGTGCCGTTCTTTGGGACAGTACCGGCGCGCTGCTTGACGCGACAGGTAGCTATTCCAATGTTCGGGCGCGCGGCACGACGGGCGGCGTTATTAGCGATGCGCGGGCTTCACGAACCCAGATAATCACCTCCGGCGCTGCGCAAGTGACCGTTGGCGAAGGTCTTCTGGCAGAGAGTCCGTCAATCAGCAACACATCAACAATAGGTACGCTCTACGGCGCGCGCATCAAGTCCCAAAAGACCGGCGCGGCGGTAACGAAGGGCTACGGCGTCTATGCAGAGGGCACATCCGACCTCAACGTCCTCGCCGGCCGCACGACCATTGGCTCCGCAGCCGATCCCACAGCATCTGTCGCGCTCGATGTGAACAGCACCACCGGCGCGCTCCTCCCGCCGCGTATGACAACGACGCAGAAGAACGCGCTCACGCCCACCGCCGGGATGATCGTGCAGGACACGACGCTGGGGAAGCTGCAACAATATCAGGGCAGTGCGTGGGCTGACATCGGCACGGGGTCGGGCGGCGGAGGGGGCGGTAAAGTCACGGTTCCCCAGCACGGGTTTAGCGGCACGAGCGCCTTTGCGGCGAATGACTACATTCTGCTGGGTTTGTTTCTGCCCGCTGGTGCGGTGGTAGATCGTGTTGGTATTGCTTGGGCTGCTGCGAACGCCACCGCCAAGTGGGCTGTGGCAATATACGGCGGAACGCTTACGACAGTCACGACCAACTATGTGAATGATTCTCTAATCACCGGTACGACGGCCAATGTCGTCAACTGGGCCACTCTCACGTCAGCGTTCACTGCTCCCGCAGACGGGATTTACTGGATTGGGGTGTGGTGCGACACCGCGGTTTCCGTATGGGGTACAACAAACCACAGACAGGCGTTTTGGGCCGACGCAAGCCGAACGGGGGCTAATAACCCGGCCGCTAGTTTCAACACCAACGGGGCTGGAACTTATGTGTCGGTCAAATACCCGTGACAGATAAGCGCGTTAAGCTGCTCAATTTCGTGGTGAACCAGCCAGAGGTACTCACCAGCCTGGCGCCCGGCTTCGATCATGTCGACCTCGCCCCGTTCTTTCGCGATCACCGTAATGTCGTTCTCGGTAATGAGCACGGACTGTTGTTGTTCGGCTGGCGCGGCAACCACACTTACGAGATGCACTACCTGTTCACCGCCTCCCTACGCGGCCCCGACGTGCTCAAGGCGACGAAGATGGCGCTTCACACCATGTTTACAAGACACGGCGCGGCTGCTATATGTGGCTCTACGCCTCGTGAAAATCGCGCCGCTCGCGCGATGAACCGCGCTCTTGGCGCCCGGCCCGTCGGCGTATCCACGGACTCTTTGGGCCGCGCCTGCATCGACTACATACTTGAGCGCGACCAGTGGGCGATATTATTGGCAGCGTCGTCGGGGGCATTGGCTCCCTGTTCGGCGGCAACAGCAGCGACAAAGCGGTCAATCAGGCCGCTCTAACCGGCTTCAACTACCTCAAGGGTAATAATCTCACCAATCAGGTGCAGAATGACGCCGTAGGCGCCAGCCAGCAGGAAGGCAACATCAGCAACTCGCTGTTGCAGTTGCTGGGGGTGCAGCCGATGACTGGTCAGACCCAGAACGGCTTCAACAACTACCTGAACTCCACCGGTTACAACTTTATGTTGGACTCGGGCTCCAAGGCGATCACGGGTAATGCGGCGTCGCGCGGCATTCTCAACAGTGGTTCGACAGCCAAGGCGTTGACGCGGTACGGCCAGGACGTCGGCACGCAATACTTCAACAACTATCTGAACCAACTTTCCGGCGCGAATAACGTTGTCAGCAACCGCGTGAACCAAGGGCTCACGTCGACCGGACAGATGGCTGCGGCCGGCACCAGCGGCGGCGGAAACGCGGCAAGTGCAATGACGTCTGGTAACGCTACGCAAGGGGCGAGCGGCTTCGGCAACATGATCGGCAACGTCGCCAGTCTCGCGACTATGTTCCTGTAGGAGACCGCCGTGGACATCAGCAAATCGGTTCAGACGGGGATTGAATCGGCGCAGGCGCTAACCGACCAGCGTCGCAAGACGATGGCGTATAACGCCCTGCAAAAGGTCTACGGTGACATCGCGGGCGATCCCGCGGCTGCGCTTCAAATGCAGACGTATGGCTTCAACGACCAAGCCAACCCTCTCAAACTGCAAGGTATGGACCTCGAAAACCAGGGCGCGAAGCAGACACTCGACTACAACGCTCTCGCCAACCCGTTGAAGCTAGAAGGTCTCCAGCTCGGAAACACCAGCCAAGATCTGACGAACCAGAAAACCGGCTTCGACGTCGCGCACCAGGGCGAAGCTTTCACCAACGATCAGGCGCAGAAGAAAGCCCAGACCGCGGCGGAATATGCCGCCGCAGCCAGCTCGAACGCATCAACGGCGAAGACACAGCAGGAAACGGCGTTCAGCGCCTCCGACCGCGCCGCCCTCGCGGGCTCGTACATGGTCGGCGCAATGATCGATGCGCGCAAGAAAGGCGCGACGCCGGAGCAACTGACCCAACTTTACGACAAATACGCGCCGCAAATCGGCAAAATTGACGCTGTAGACCCGCAGCATCTCGCTATGGTGCGCCAGGCAATCGCGACCGATCCCGACCGCGCCCTGCCCTTCCTACAGCAGCAGCTATCCGGCGCGGGCAGCACGCTTGATCCGCAGACGGCCGCGTTACTCGGCACTACGTTCCTTCGCACCGGGATGATGCCCTCGCTGGGGCAAGGAAAAGCGGGTACGGCGAACCGCATCCTCGTCGCAAAAACGGCCGCGCAGCAGGCCGCGAGCGAGGGTAAGACGGGCGACGACGTCGTTGACGAACGGCAGACTTACAAGTCGCGGCAAGCGTACCTTACCGATCTCGCGAAATCGTCTCCTACATCGGCCGGCGGGCTTACGCGCTCGGCGGGCGCCGTGCTCGCTCACATGGATACGCTGGACCAGTACATTGGTGCGCTTCAGAACGGCGACGTTCGCGCGGCCAACAGCCTGAACCAGGAGTTCAAAAAGCAGACCGGCAAAGCCGCGCCTACCAACTTCGACGCCCAGAAGATCATCGTGACCGACGAACTCACGCGCTATCTCATCGCGCGCGGCGGCACGGGCGGCGATCGCGCAGAGATGAAGGACCAGATTTCGAAGGCGAGTTCACCTACGCAGCTGCGCAACGTCATCAACACTTGGAAAGACGACATGGTTGGGCAGCTTGCAGCACAGCGCCAACAGGCCGACGCCTTCAAAGCCACCGACCAGTTCGACAAGCAGCTTACGCCGCGCGCGCGCGAACTGCTGAGCAGCCACGGCAGCGGCTCCAGCGGCGGCGCGGACGGTTGGAAAATCGAAGTGGTGCAGTGATGCCGAAATATCGGATTACCGCACCGGACGGACATACCCTCGAGATCACAGCGCCCGACGGCGCGTCGCAAGCCGACGTGTTGGCGTATGCGCAGAAGAACTACCAGCCAACAGCAGCGCCAGCCAACGGGCAAGACCAGGGTGCAGGCGGCGCGTTCCTCCACGGTCTCGCCAACACTGCGACGTTCGGACTCGCCGACAAGGGCCTCGCCCTTATGGAGTCCGGCCTCAGCCACATAACGCCCGGCCCCAACGAGAGCTACGGTGACGCTCTCCAGAACGTGCAACGGACACAGGGCGCGACCGCCGAAGCTCACCCCATTGCGAACATCGCTGGCGACGTGGCGGGCGCGGTCGGCACCGGCTCTGCGCTGGAGCGTGGCGCTGTTGCTGCGGCCTCGCGCGTGGCACCCAACGCGGTTAACGCCGCGCGTGAAGCTCTGACGCTACGCCGCGGCCAGACGGCGGCTAACCTCGCACGCCTCTCTGCCCGCGGTGCAGGCACCGGCGCCCTATTTGGCGGCGCGCAGGGCGCTGTGGACGGCGCTGGTAACGACGGCGTAACCGGAGCGGTAGAGCAAGGAGCGGAAGGCGCTGGGCTTGGCGCGGCTGTAGGTGCCGTTACAGGTCCGCTTGGCGCGGCTATTCCCAAGGCCGCGAGCGCGGTCAAGACAGCTTTCAGCGGCGTTTCCCAGCGCGCGATCAAGGTGCTTGCCGACAAGCTCGACGAGACGCCCCAACGTCTTATGACGATGATCTCGGATTTCCGTAACTCCACCGGCCGCGCGCCCAGCATCGCCGAGATACTCGGCGCCAAGTCCATCGCCAACGTCTCGGACATCCCGGCCAACTACCAGGAAGCCGGCTTGTCAGCTCAAAGTGCAGCAGACGCCAACGTACAAACACTTCCCAAGCGGCTCAGCGCGCAGGTGGCCGGCACTGGCGACACCTCGAACACCAACCTGCTCCGCACCCAGCAGGACGCGGTAATGACGAACGCCATGAAGCCGATCCGTCAGGCGCCGGTGGTCGTCCACGCCGACGACCTTGATCTTCTCAACGACCCGCGCGTGCGCAGCGTCGTTCGCTCCGACCCTGAGTTGCGCGGTAAGTATGACGAAATGCTGGATACCCTCACCGACCCCGAAGGTCAGCCGATAAGCGGCGCGTTGTCCGATGCGCTGAATATCAACGATTTCGAGAACCTCCGCCTCTCCCTGCGGGGTAAGCAGCAGGCATTTAGCAATCCCAACAGCAGCGCCTACAACCCCGTCCGCGCCAAGCAGTTTGGTAAGTTGGCCGACGACATCTCGCGCTATGCAGGCAAGCAGGTGCCTGAGTATGGCGACGCGCTCGAGCAGTACGCGCGTCACGAGCGCTTTATCCAAGGCTTCGACCACGCCGCCGCAGGCAAGGACGTCAGCGCTGTTAGCGATATGGGGGATATTCGGACGCTCAACTCCCCCGAGGCCCGCATGGGCCTTGAGGTTGGGGCGCGCAGTCGCCTCGTACAGCAGGCCGGATCCAGTGAATCCGGCGCCGTTCGCACTGCAAACGAGATGCGCCAGGACGCCGGTTTGAGCGACCGTCTCAATCAGCAGATGGGCGGCCGCGCACGTCCGCTGCGCAGGATTGGTGAATTTGAAGCAACTGCAACACGGAATCTTAATTCGCTTGCTCCCAACAATGTTGTCAGTAAGCATACTGAGACGTCGCGCGCATCGAGCCAACTACTCGAAACAGCCGCTGCGACAGTCGGAAAAACGCTGACGGGTTTCAAAACCCACGTCCTTGCGCGGCTCCTGACCGGGAGCCAACTCCGGCCCAGTACTGCGAACAAAATTGTGGCAATGCTCGTCGACCCGAACCAGCGGGACACCGCTATTCGGATGCTCGGTAACGCACGAGTCAGCCAACAGAAGCTGTATCGCATCCTCCAGAGCGCTGCTCAGGCGTCTGGAATCGTGGGCGGTTCGGCGGCTGCTGGCACCGTGAATACCCTGAACGGTGGGGGGCAGTGATGCTGGCCCAGGTGGCGACCCACGCCCAAAAAGCATTAGATAACGCTCCTGTTTTGACGTATAGCGGCTCTACGACCGCCCTTTTCTTCTGGGGGTTGCATCTTAGCGACATAGGAGTCATTGTCTCGTCCGTAGCGTCCGTATGTGGCGTTGGGCTACAGTTTTACGTCGCTATAAGCCGCGCGCGGTCGACGCGGCGACAACAGGAGACAGATAACGATGTCGAAGGGCTATAGCGACGCAGAGTTGCGCCGTACGATCAAATTGTTCAACAAGGCCAAAGGCAGCGTCACCATCGCAGCTGGCTTGGCGAAAGTACCGCGTCCTACTTTCCAAAGCCGATTTAACGCGGCACGCACCAAGTTCCCCAAGCTGCTGAAGAAGTTCGACCGGCCCAAGAGCGCCAATCTCGGTTTGACAAAGCAGCAAAAAGATCAGGCTTTTGAGGCTTTTTGTGCTTACAACTATGTGAAGGCACACGCAGCCAACAGCCTCAGACTCCCCGAAAAAACATTCAGCAATCGCCTCGCTGCGTATGCTCTCGAACACGGCGTCGACCTGACCAAGCTCAAGCCTGCACCAACGCTCGCCGACGACGTGGCGACGCATCGCACCAGCACAGAGCATCAGTCGGCCCGCGCCAAGCTGAAGGACGCAACACGACGCATAGTCGAGCTTGAGGACAAGATCAAAGACCTCGAATGGGCGGCGCAGGCATCGTTCGCGCCGGCGCAATGGACCCTTCCGACGCATCCGCGGAAGAAGCGCGAGCACATGCCCTATCTGCTCACCTCGGACTTCCAGGTGGGCGAAGTCATCCGCGCGGAGGAGACCGAAGCGGGCTATGGCTACGACTCCGACATCTTCCGCCGCCGTTACCGCCGCCTCATCGACACTACTATCTGGTTGTCGCTGGAGCACGCCGGTACGACTTGGACCTACCCCGGTATCATCTACTCCCGCGGCGGCGACACGATCTCCGGAGGTATCCACGACGAGCTTCGCGAGACCGACGACATGACGCCCATTGAGGCGTGTGAGTGCGTTTTCGAGGAAGAAAGCGCGGGTATCGAGAAGCTGGCCGATGCGTTCGGGCGCGTTGAGGTGAAGTCGCCGGATGCGGCGGGCAACCACGACCGCGACACGTTCAAGCCGCGCAGCAAGAAAGCCGGAGCGCACAGCTACGACCGCCTCATCAGCTACATGCTCCGCCGTCACTTCAAGAACGACAAGCGGGTGACGTTCCAGACGTCCGAGAGCTTCGACGTGCTGTTTCCGATCTACAACATGAACATCCTCCTGACCCACGGCGATCGCATGGGCTCGCGCGGTGGCCAGGGCTTCATCGGCCCGGCTGCGACGATCCTGCGCGGCGCACAGAAGGTCATCATGGAGCAGGCCGCACTTGGGCGCCGCGTCGACCGCGTCGACCACGGCCACTTCCACACGCCGATCATCATGGACTGGGTGCTCAGCAATGGTTGTCTGCCCGGCTACAGCGAATACGCCAAGTCGTTCCGTATGCGCCCGACGCCGCCTGTCCAGATGCTGCTCTACCACCACCCCGACCGCGGTGTGGTCGACTACAAGCCCATCAACCTCGTGGAGGCGTGAGTGGACAATGTTCTGGCGACCCTAGCCGTCTTCGCTTGCGGGATGTTCTGCGGCGCCTGTGCGCTCGTCATGCTGTTACGCAGGCCGATCTAACTACTTAGGAGACTGAGACAATGTCACAGGATTTAGATTTCGTCGTTGGCGACAACGCCAAGCAGCAACTGGTCAGCTTCGTCGAGCGCGTCGAGCGGCTCGAGGAGGAGAAGCAGGGTCTCGCCGAAAACATCAAGGAAGTGTTCGGCGAGGCCAAGAGCGTCGGCTTCGACGTTCCCACCATGCGCAAGGCGATCAAGCTCCGCAAGATGGACCCGGAGAAGCGCAAGACCGCCGACGCGATGCTGGACACATACATGCACGCGCTTGGCGACGCAGAGAGCGACGAAGCTGAGGAAGACTGATGATCATCGTTCCCGAACTGGAGACGGTGTTCATTCTCGTGCCTCGCACGGGGTCCGGTACGCTCTACCGCGAACTGCGCCGCGTCTATCCCAAGTCCATGCTGCTCTACCGACACATGGAAGCGGACGGGTGCCCGCGTGGCTACGACCGATGGCGGCGCGTGGGCTTTGTACGCCATCCTCTCTGGCGGCTGTGGAGCCTCTACAAGTTTCTCCGCGACTTTGGAGGCGGCGCGCAGGTACAAGGCGGAGGTGCAAGTCTGGATGCTCGGCGCATCCGCAAGCAGGCGTCCTGCTCATTTGAGCAATGGCTGCTGCACAACGCAGAGCCGTTCACCACGCCACACAGCCTCAACGGCGACGCCGCTTATTGGCCTGTGCTGTCGCGGATAAACCCGACGCCGGAAAATAAAATCAGCCAGTTCGACTATCTGCGCCCCGACCTCGGAACCACGGTGCTCAAGTTTGAGAATCTTTCCAAGTACATGGAGGGGTGGGGCCTGAGCGCGGAAAATCACAACAACTGCACCACTCCGAATGACCCGCCGCACAGCAATCGCCGACCATCTCAACAAATACTGCTCATGGGACATCGCTCAAACATGTCGCCCGATTTAAAGCCCGTTGGGTTCGACCCGGCGGAGTCGAAGCGCCGAAAGGAAACGCCGATCTACAGCGGCGTTCTACGTTATTTCCCAGACGCGCTCGCGGCCGTCGCTCGGCTGTCGTTCAAGGGAAACGAAAAGCACAACCCCGGCCAACCGCTGCACTGGGCGCGCGGTAAATCGACAGACCACGGCGACTGCATCGTCCGCCACCAGCTTGAGCCGGATGTGATTGACCCGGAAACGGGGGAGTTTCACGCCTGCGCCGTTGCGTGGCGCGCGCTGGCACAACTTCAACTGCTCGAGGAAAAGAGCAAGGAACGGACCAATGAACCTCTCCCCTCGTGACCGCGACGCCATGATCCGCACCGTCTGGGGCGAATCTCGTGGCGAGAAGATGGCGGGGCAGATCGCCGTTGCGCACGTCATACTGAACCGCGCAGAGCAGCCTGCATGGTGGGGCTCTACGCCTTATGACGTCTGCCACAAGCCCTACCAGTTCTCCTGCTGGAACCACAGCGATCCCAACGCCGCGCAGATTGCAAAGCTGTGTGAGAGCGACGACGCTTACCAATCAATCGGCGCGATCGTGGACCACTGCGCGCGCGGCATAGAGCCGGATCCGACGGCCGGTGCGGACCACTACAAGGTCATCGGCACGCACGCCTCGTGGGACAGGTCTACGTCAGGCCAAGCGTCCGTCGTGATCGGACACCATGTCTTCTACAAGCTGGGTCCGAAGGCGTGAATCAGAATAACGCACCATAAACGGGTTCCATGAACAGGTGCGTGATGATGCTCGTCGCAACGACCGTAGTGAAGTCGTATTTCCAAAACATATAGCACTTGACCGCTGACAGCGCGGCGTAGCGCAGCAGCCAGAACGCCACAAGGTTTGTTGAGACCACGCCGGCGCTGAGCAACCCAAGCTCCCATACGAGCTGGATAGCCGCCGCACAGGCTATGACAGCCCACATAGCGCCTCGCCGGCGTCGCACAAGCGCCACAAGTCCGGCCATTAGTAACAGACGGTAGACTACGTTCTCGGCGAATGACAGCGGGACGTAGATCATCAGCCGTTCGGCCGTCGGACGATGCACCAGCTCCAAATAACTCGCCGGAAGCACACTGCGAAAGACCACGGCGTCCAGCAGCGTTGCCGCTGTAGCAAGGACCACGGCGCCAATAACGCTTATGCCCAGCGCTTCGCTCCACCTCAGCTTCACAACGCGCAGACCGGCGCGCTGCGTCAGGTACAGCCCAGCAAGCCCTATCGCGGCGACGAGAGCGGCGCGGATGTACCAGGGTGTCGTGTTGAGCGGGCCGAGCGCAGCCCAAACCGGCGCGGCGGCTGCGCATATCGCCGCCACGATGACAAACCCGAACCCGGCCCAGGCTTCTCTGCGTTCCATTTCGGAACGCTACCTGCGCCTGCTTAAGGAGAAGTTACCTGTGACTTGGCGGCGGCGTGGAGTTCGAGGACAGAGGCCTCCAGCCGATTCAACTGGTCGGCGTTTTCTCGCGCGGTGGCGTAGTCGTCGGCGATGTCGCGGGCAAACGGACGCCATGCAACGCCTGCGCAGGCGTCATCAGGTTGGCCGGGGGCAATCCCGAGACTAGAAGGGTCGTGGACGCCGGCCGCGGCGGCGTTGAGCACGCGCACAAGGCCAAAAGTGATGCAAGTAGAGCTATCCGAGACATAGTGGTCGACCTCCGTGTAGATCTTGTGGCGCGCATCTTCTTCCTTTTGACGCGCCTGCGCGGCCACGACAGCCTGTTGCTGCGCGAGATCGGCCTGCTTCTTCTGTGCGGCCAAGGCGGCGCTGACAGCAGCTTTCTCAGCCTCTACAGATGCAAGCACGAAATCGTCGAACTGCTTCTGCTTAGCAGCGACTTGGGGCAGGTAGACGCCCTTGTCGACGGCGTGTGTCGTCCACACGGCCGCGCCGCCGGCGACGATCGCTGCCAGCCCTGCCGCGGCTACATAGCCCCAGACACCGCCTAGAAGGCTTCCTAGCAACTTACCCATTCGACGTGTCCTTTGGCTTTTGCTCGGTGATGCGCCCGAGGAACGCGCCCGCGAAGATCGCAATGGCGACGACGCGCGTGAACCAGTCCGGCAGGTAGTCCCGAACGTCGTGACCCAAGGTAAGCAGAGCCACCTGGAGAGCAGCGCCGCCCGCGATGAAGCGAACTGACAACCAGCGCCAGCTGTCCCGCCAGTCGGTTACCCTCTGACCTTTGAACGGCCAAACCATCAACAGCCCACGAAAAAGGCGCAGCGCACTATGTCGCTACGCCTCACTTTCGTCAACCTTAGCTTAGAGCGCCGCGGCGAGCGCGCCCAGCAGATGCTTCGCCACCGAGCGGCCGAGTTGATCGTAGTCCAGCGCCATCGGCGGGAGTGTGTCACCCTTGTCAAGCAACTGGGCACCGCTCACCGGCTCGGTCTGTGACGCTCGCGAACGCCGAGGTGTTTTGACTTCGCTAGCTGTAGCGGGCTGCGTTTCGACCTCAGCAACCTCAGCGCCCTCGCCCGCCGCAGCCTCCATCTGCTGCCGCACGCCCGCGGAGAACATGCTGCGTGCCTTCACAGACGCCGGCACTTCTTCGGCCTCCTCGGCCTCCTCGGCCTCCGCAGGGGCTGCCTGCAAGGGAGCGCCGCGCAACTGCGTGACGATGCGCTCACGCTGCCCGGTTGGCGCAACATCTTCGATGTCGGTCTGCGCCGGTCGGCCCCATCCCTTCGGCTTCACCGGCGCCGCAGTGGCGGCGTGCTCCGCCTCCGGCGATGCGGCGGAGGCTGCGTTACCCCACCCCTTCGGCACGACACGACGCGGCGCTTCGGCCGCGTCAGCCTGACGCGATAATTTTGCTACGGTCATGTCTGTCTTCCTCGTCTCACTTGCCGCCGTCTCCCCGGTGGCCTGGGCCTCTCCGTCACGGAGAATTTCGTTGTTCAGGCTTCGCAATAAGCGTCCCTGCGTCGTATCTTTATCGCGTAGAGCTTGTAACGCAAGCTCGTCTATGGTGTCACGCACCACAAGTATGTGGTTAATGACACGCAGCGCTTCGTTTCCCTGTCTCCACACGCGCTTGCGGAACTGGTCGTATAGCTCGAGATCCCAGATCGGCGACAGCCAGCAAATGTGGGCGCAGCTGCTGTATTGCAGGTTCAAGCCATGACCGGCGCTGGCCGGGTGACAGGCGAGCAGCTGGATTTCGCCACGGTTCCAGCGCTCCTGAATCTCGAGCGTCTGCTTCTCACCGACGCCCTTGCCGATATAAGCGAGCCGGTCGCCGAAGTGAGCACGCAGGCGCTCGATGTCGTGGTTGAACTCGTAGGCGATCAACAGCTGCTGCCCGGCCAGTTCCTCCACCAGCTCGTCGAGTGCGTCGAGCTTGGTGTTATGGATCGGCGATACGGTGTGCTTGTCGTCGTTCATGTAGACAGCACCATTCGCCATCTGCTTGAGCTTGCTGTAGACGGCGGCTGCGTTCGCGCCGGTCACCACGCCTTCAGGCAACTCGGCGAGCATGTCCTTCTTCATCTTGGAATAAACGGCGCGCGCGGCAGGCTCAATGTCCAGTTCGCGGATGTCGTCGACCAGCGGCGGCAGCTCCAGGTAATCCTCCGCGCTCATGCGGAGAACATAGGGCTTGATCTTCGCTTCAATGCGGCGCTCGGCGCCGGGCTGGAGGTTGTAGTCGAAGCCGTTGAAGTCCACCTGGAAGTAGGCATCGCGGTAATGCGTGATGTATTTGCCCAGCGCCGCGCCGTCGTCGAGCACCAACATCTGACCGAATAAGTCCATGTAACCGTTCGGCGCCGGCGTGCCAGTGAGCCCCCAGCGCCGCGCAACGTTCTTGAGCCGCGGGCGAAGCGCCTTGTGTCTGGCGGCGCGGGCATTCTTGAACTTCGTCAGTTCATCGATGACGACCGTATCGAACGGTAGCGCGCGGCCGAAGAACCGCTCGCCCAGCCACTGCACACCCTCAGGGTTGATGAGCCACACATCTGCGTCGTCCTTGAGCCGATCGGCCTTCTTGGCCCCGTGTAGCAGGCTGAATCGGAGATCGCGGAACTCGGTCCACTTCTGTCCCTCCTGTCTCCACACCGTCTGGCAGACGCGCAGCGGCGCAATGACGAGCATCTTGCGCGCGACGCCGCGCTCGAGCAGACGGCCGAACGCATCCAGCACGATCGACGTCTTACCGAGGCCAGGGTCCAAGAACAGCGCGGCCGCGCCGTGCTCAACGAGGAAATCAGACGCGCGGCGCTGATAGGCGTGCGCGTTCCACGGCTGATGCGAGGGCTTGGCGCGCCGTGTCGAAGTTATCTGCGACACGAACGTCATAGCCCGCCCCGCACAAATAGCTGATGCGGTGCTGCTGTAGCGGCGACGGCTTGCGGCCTGGCGCTTTGAACTCGACGAACAACGGTCGTCCGCCGGGGACTAGAAACAGAGCATCCGGCCAGCCCGCCGACACGCCGGGCGCGAAGGCCATGCGGATGACCTCCATTCCCAAGCGTCGGGCGTGGGCGATGGTCTTGCGTTGCAGGGTTGCTTCTGCTGCCATTTATGCAGCATAGCGCTACCCCGCTATAACTCAAGTCTCGACGAGAGTGGCGTTTATTGCTTTCGCGAACTGCTCCACCACGCCGGCTTTCGAGCGCGCCACGATCATCAGATATGAGATCGTCGCGTCGTCCGACTTGACAGCAGGCTTCGGAGTGTCGCCGTCCGCCTTGCCCGCCAAGTCGCGCAGTACGTTGGCGGCGGCTATTTCGATGACGCGCGATACGACGTTGTGTCGCCGCGCTTTGTGGATGGTTGTTGTGCTGATACCCAGTTGCCGTGCTGCCCGAGTAATCCCCATCGTTGCGATGAGTTGAAGCAGCTTCACCGGTTTCTCGGTCTCGCCCTTCGTGCGCTCGGTCAATCGTGCGCCCTTCTGACGCACTTTCGCCTTTGCCATCGTCGTCTCCTACGTGAACCCCAAATATGGCGTTACCGTAGGTGCGGCGCAGCAATGTGTCAAGCAGGCACATTTTACCTACCCGAACCGGCATTTGTTAAGGTTTGATCGCGAATAAGCGCAGAATCGGCACTTGTCGTTAGGTCGTGGTGCGAAGATCGTGTCGCTGAACATCGGAACGACCTTTTGTTGCCACTTCTCCTTCAGCTTTTCTTTGTCCGCGACCGGGAAATCCGCGGTGTCTTCTTCACCATTGTCCAAGTACACCATCCGCGTCGTCACAGACTGCGTGAGCTTGTACTGACACATGAACGCGAGCGCGTTTAACTCCATCTGCTCTGCGTTCGAGCCGTATTTTTTACCAGTTTTCCAATCTATTACGTCGCCCGTCATGTCGTCATAGAGCGCCGCTGCGTCGAGAATGTTGCGAAACCACGTCGCCTTCCCGAACCAGCCGGTCGGCCCCCACGACGCGGTGAAGCCCCATTGCTGCTCCACCACCTTGTCGGGGAAGCCGCGCAGTTCTTCGATCAGCTTGGCGGGGAATGAGTGCGCGACTGCCTCCTGCGGAGGCTCTTGGGACGTGCCGGTGACATAAGCCGCAACGCCCTTGTGTATCCGGTCGCCGCGCTCCATCGCCGGCGAACCGGGCTCCGGTATCTTGTCGATGTGCTTCAGCTTGAACTTCAGCGGGCAGAGTTCGTACAGCGCGTAGCGGCTGTAGCTCCATGCGGTCACGCGCATTTCTTCAGGTCTCCCCATGTTGAGCCACGCTTGCCGTCGGACAGCATCGGGACTGTGAGGCGTGGTGCCTCCATCACTTCGGCTAAGATTTTCATTTCGCGATCGGCGTGCTCGGGCAGCGCGGAAATGTTGTTTTCGTCGTAGACGGTCACGAGGAACCGCGACCTCACCTTCGCCGCGTGCCACTCGATGATCGTCTGCTTGGTGTAATCGGCCGCGCTGCCCTGAATCTCGTAGTTGATGAGCTTGTAGATCTTGTCGCGACCGTCCTTGCCCACCGGCTCGGGGAAGTAGAGGCGTCCGCCCCATGTGCGGATCGGCTCGCCACGCTTCACGATGCGCTTGATTTCTTCGTTCAGGACGACACGGCCAGGTAACGCCTTGTTGTGGAACGCCTTAAGCTCCTTCGCCTCCGCCAACGAACAGCGCAGCTTACGCTGTAGCGCAGGCGCGCCGCCGCCATACAGCGACTGGAAGTTCATCACCTTGACCTTGGTGCGCTCAATCTCGCGCTGCGCGACCGCCATAAGCTCTTTGCCCACGAAGGCGTGGACGTCGATGCGCGGATCGTTGTGGTACTGCTGCCAGAGATCGCCCTGTTCGAAGTGGGCGAAGATGCGAAGCTCCTGGCTGTTGAAGTCCCGGTGCAGCCACACCTCGCCCTCGTCGGGCAGCACGAACTTACGCACCAGCGGCAGAGGCAGAAGCTCAAGGAAGTCCGGGTGCCGGTAGCCGTCGTCGCGGCCGTCGAAGTCCTTGCTGATGTTCAGGAAGTTAGGGTCCATCGTACTCGGGCGCCCGGTACGTGTACCGCCATCGCCGCCGCGCGTCTGGTTCCAGTGCGTGCAGATGTAGCCGCCGTTGTCGCGCGCCTGCGTCAGCCACGGGCGCATGAACATCTCGAGACAGGTCTTGAGCCGGTTGCGGTAGCCGAGTGCCGCGGCCACCATGTCTCCGCCGGGACCGGTGAAGTGTTCGGGCAGCAGATTTTCCTTGCTCATCGAAAGCTGGTTGCTCTCGGTCAGCGTCCAGTTGCCCTCCGGCACGATCCCACGCTGAAGCAGGACGTTCGCCACATCTGCGTCGGCGTCGAAGTTCAGCCCGCTCGCGCCCAGCGTCTCGCGCAGCCAGGTCTCGGCGTACGCCATCGCCTGATCGTAATAAGCGACCTGCTCGTCCAAGCCGTTGAGATCGACGCGCATCCCGACGCGCTCGTTCTCCATCAGGATCGGCATAAGTTGGCGCTCGCGATCGTAAGCCGCGCCCATGCCATTTTCCTGGATGATCGGCCAAAGCTCGTTGAACAGGTCCAGCGTGCGCGTTATGTCGCCACAGGCGTAGCGTCCCGCTATGTCGCCAGGCGTCGCGAAGATCCACGCGCCGCACTGCCGCTTCGTGATCTTGCGCTGCCCTGGCGCACTTTTGTTCCACGGATACGCCTCGAGCAGCTGCGCGCCGTGCGCCATGATCCACTCGTCAAGCTCGTCGCGCTCGTCAGGCGGCTGGTGCAGCACCTCCGCTGCCAAGCCCTTAAGGTCCAGCTTGCGGGCGTGGGGGTCGAACAGGAACGCGAGGTACATCGTGTCGTGGACACGCTGCCACGGTAGCTCCGGCAACCCTCCGCCCTCGCAGGCCACGCAGAGGTCGAACTTGGCGTGGTGGCAGAGGATCGGCAGGCCGGAGGCCCAGCAACGCTCAAGCTCCGCCATGGCGTCGCCCGCCGAGCAGTTGTTGCCCGTCGGATGGCCGAACGCCATGTAGAACGGCCGCTCGCCCGGCCAGGCGATTGCGACGCCGACAGGCTTGGGCGGATACGTCGGCCGATTCTTGATCGGATACGTCTCAAAGTCGATGACGATGCAGTCGGGTACTCTCATTGTGTGCGCGCCGCATTGAGCACCAGAAGCATGCTTTCCAGCACGGCGTCTTCTGGTCGTCCGGCACTGAGGTACACTGCATGGTCGCCGTTCGGCCAGTGAGCTACAACGACCTCGTGGCCTGCGTAATTGCCCGCTCGCCACGTTAGAGTTTCGACCTGTGGTAGATTCCACTCTTTAGGCGCTGTAGGTAGTTCAAAAAGAGTCATTGTGTGGGACTTCTCGCTGTACGCCGCCTCGGCTTGCGCTTCGCCTGCTTGGTTTCGTTGTGCTCCGCCCGCGCGATGCGGCGCTTGAGCCACCTCGCCTGCTGGCGCGTTAGGCCAGGAGACACGCGACCTTCGAACTCTGCCTCCACTTTGGGAAGCTGGTCGCGCCAGTCACTCATCGCCGTAGCCCACCCTGGCCTGCGAGCGGTCGCGTTCCTCATTGCGGCGGTTGGCGGCGTCCATCCGCTGCGCGTCGGCGAGGGTGACGAACAGCCCGGCGCGGACCTTGTCCTGCGCCCACATCGACCAGCTGTAGTAATCGAGGAAGATGCGCTGGCGCTCGGCCTGCACCGGGTCAGGGGAGAGCGCGCATACCAATGGGCCGGGCAGCGCCGCCCCTACGGCTGCTGCGCTCGCGGGGAACGAATCGGGATTGGGCTCCGGGACTTTTTCGGGACTTTTGGTGACGACAACGTCGTTTTGGTGCTTTTCCGTTCCTATCTGACGGATAAGTACACCCCGCGCCCACCTACCTAAGCCGCTGATATTATTGTTGGTTGTTGGTCGGGGCGGCGTGATTCGAACACGCGACCCTCTGCTCCCAAAGCCGGTCTGCGTCATAGCAGAACTGTCTACAGTTTCAACCATTTAACCCACCTTCTTACGTTCGTTTCGGGACTTTGTTCGGGACTCTGTGACGCGCTCCAGCGCCGACGCCACCTCAGTATCGAGGACGTGGGCATATTTGGTCGTGGTGCGGATGTCGGCATGGTTCAGCGCCTTCTGCACGAGTTTGAGGTTCCCCGTCTCGCGCAGCAGTTTCGTCCCGAGGTCGTGGCGGAAGTCATGGAAACGGAAGTCTGAGACTCCCGCGCGCTTGCGCAACCGCCGCCACGCCGTCTTCACGCCCGAGTAGGTCAAAGGGTATCGCTGGCCCTTGACGCGGCCCTCGCGCGTGCGGCGCGCGACATAAGTGAAGACGTGTACCGGGTGGTGCCCTACCAGCGGCGCCAGGATCGCCCGGATCTCTGACGTGATGGGAGCTGTGAGGCGCTTACCTCCCTTACCCTCCTTGATGATCCGCGCCGTGCGCCAGTCCACCTCCGACCACTTAAGCAGGCATTCTTCCAAGCGTAGGCCCGACGCCTTGGCAAAAGCGAAGAACGGGGCGTAGTCGGCTCGCGTTGCCAACTCCAGTTTTTCCGGCTCGTCGTTCATAAGCTCGCGCACGCGCTCCTGCGGCTCAGAAAGCCGGTGGGTCTTCCATGTCGGCTCATTAGGTAGGGACGCTCCCCACGCCGCCTTGGCCCGCCGAAAAAGCCGCTTGAGCAGTTCGACGGTCGAGCGGTTGACTGTCGCGTTTGAAACGATCGGACAGTCTTTGAGCTTTGCTTTCGGGTTGCGGACCACATGATGACCGCGGCGCCAATTAACCAAGCGCGCAACTTCGGCGTTGGTGATCTCCGCCAGAGGCTTGTCACCACCGAAGAAAAGAATCATCCGCGCGAAATCTCGCGTCGCGTCATCCGCGCTCGCGAGGTATTTGCCCACCTCTTGATGGTAGCGCCCAGCTGCATTTTCTAGCGTAAGCTGCCCAGTAACGGCGTTCTCTGCGTTAATTTCCAGCCGCGCCCGCTCACGCTGCACCTGCTCTACCTTGGCCGCATCTGCGCGCTTTGTTTTCGCAGTTGAGCCACAAAAGCGACGACCTCTCCACTGGAAGTCGTAGTGGTAGAACGGCGAACCCTTCGGCTTGTAGACGGACATGGGTTGTCTCTCCGTGCCTGGCTTTCAACGAAAGCCAGAATATCCTCGTCTGTGAACATGCGGCGCGGTTTTTTGGTCCCGTGTCCGATGTGGATGTAGCGTATTTCGCCGGCGTGGACGTGCTCAAGCAGTGTTTTCTTGGAGCAACCCAGTTGTTCGGCGGCTTGCACGGGCGTCAACAGCTTGGTCACACCACCTCCACCACAAGCCCTATGGCGAGCCACAGGCCCAAACAGACAACCATCGCGCCAACTACCCACCGGTTCATCGTCGCCTCCTGTGCTTAGTAGAGAGCCGCTTTGTCAGCGCCTCCGAAGTCCGCGCAGCGAGCCTTGCGGCGCTGCATCCGCCGGCTCAGGAGCTTTATAGCCCTGTACCGTCGCCTTCGACGCTTCATCGGCGCGCGCCATCACGATCGCCGCAAGCGCGTCGGGCACCTCCTCGATGGCTTCAAACTTCACCATGTATTGCGAGTTGGCGTCAGGCTCGAGATACAGCCGCGTGATGACGCCGTGCGGCGGGCGCCGCATCGCGGACGACAACTGGCTGACGTATTTCGACCAGCCCTTGACCGACGTCACCGGCAGCTTGATGAACGCGATGTCCGCAGTCTGGAAGTGCTTCGGATCGTCGAAAAGCTCCAGATCGAAGTCGCGCGACCCGCGCTTTGGCGCGTAGAAGCCGGCCGGGATGAGCGCCAGGCGGCGGCGGTTCTGACACGCCTTTCCGCGCCCCTTGTCGGCACTGCCCCACTCGTTATGCGGACAAGCCGAGCACACCTCAGCTTGTGGAACGAAGTATGCGTCGTTCTGCATCGACGGATGCGGCGACATTTCCTCGGGATCGCTGGCGCGGCCGAAGGCGTAACACGTCGGCGCGGCTGCAACGTCAGGGTCGAACTTGTCGGCGTAGTAGGTGTTCTCGTACACCGAATCCAGGATGATGACCGCCGCCTGGTTGCCCGGCAGCTGTTCGTCACCGAACGCCAGCGTACCGCCGCGCGTCGAGAGGAACGTACCACCGTTCAGAGGTTCTTCCTGCGCCCACTTCTGAGCCTGCTCGGCCCACGCTTCGTTGAAATTGACGATTTCCTGTCCCATGGCTGGCTCCTAAATTTTGGTGATCGACACGTCGGGCACGTTGATTTTCTCAACGCCCGGAACGCTTTCGCGCTCTGCCCAAAGGTCTTTGATCGCGGTTTCGTTGATACGCTTCTGCATCAGGTCGAATCGGTCGTTCTTGCGCACCCAGGATGTAAAAACACCCCAGTCCGCGAGCTTCGGAAGCGTCTTCACAACGATCTGCGCGCGGTATTTCAGTCCCGCAGCGCCTGTGTCGTCCGACTTCGACAGGTCGTTGATGATGCTTTCGCGAATCTCGCTTTCGCGTGCCTTCACAGCCGCGACTTCCTTGTCCATCGCGAGACGAAGGCCGCGCACCTCGGCGTATAAATCGGCGCGCTGTCCAATGCTCTTTGGCAACGGCGCTCCAACCTCAAGATTGTCCATAACTATCTCCCGTACCATTACAAGCGGCACAATCGCGCAACCCCATAGCGCCACGCACCTTACCGCTGCCCTGACATAGCTTGCAAGCACTATTTTGAGTCTCTACGCCACAAAGCAGCAAATCGCGTGCCGCCTGTAAATCCCGAATTGGCACGCCCGACGTGCCTTCCGCAGCTGTGTCGGGGTGGGCGCGTTTGACCGCCGCGGCGTAGGCTGTGCGTACCGTCGCAGCATCTGCGCGGGGATCTACTACAAGTAGGACGGCGGCGCGTTCGGGCGTCATCGCCGCGCCCCGTGCTTCGGCCACGCCTTCATCATTCGCTCGAAGTCGGCCTGGGTGATCGGTTCGCGCCAGTCATCAAACTCAGACACGACGAGGTATTGGCGCACCACACCGTGCCACCTGAAGCCGCGCGGATCGTCCTTGCATTGCAGGTAGGGAACACCGGCTTCACGAAGCTCTCGGCTGATGCGCCCGCTTGGCGTCCCACGCTGATACCTGCTGCCCAGCTGCGTCTCGATAATGGACGGGAACATAAGCGCGAGTTCTTCGGGCGTGTACCATGGGCGAATCTGGATACTGGCGACGCCTTCAATAGTCGCTCGCGCCATCGCGGCCAGCGATGCGTTGTTGCTCAACTCGGCAACGCGCGCCCACGCGACCGCCTGGTCAAGCCAAAGCTTGATTGTGTTCTCGGACGCCGTACGCATTTCCTCGGCGAGGCGCTGCACGGGCGTCAGCGACTCCATGTAGGCCATGTATTTCTCAGACGTCATGGGCGCAGAGGCGGGCGGCTTCCAGCCCTTAAGGTCGTAGTTGAGCAACCATCCCAGCAGCGCCTTGGCGCCGCCGTTGCGCTTCCATGCCGAGATGCGATCGTAAAACGCCCAGTCGCGTTTCTTCGGGCAGTCCACGACGATCATGCGCCGATCATCGGGTGAGAATGCACCCACTGCGCGACTGTTCGAGGTGAGGATGTACATGGTGTAGGTCTTGATCTGCCGCGCCGGACGGTATTTCTCGTTCATCGGGCGTTGGAGATCTGAAATCAGCGACTTGAGCACGTCGCCGCCGCGAATCATGTCTTCATGCTCGGCTTCGTTGATAAGCGCGATCAGCGAGCGCTCCAACCATCCTTGGAACTCCGAGTGGAATGCTTTTGATGTAACATCGACGCCATACGGCGCAAACGCATCGCGGATGCACTCGCCCCAAAGCGTCTTTCCACACCCCTGCGGGCCAATCAGCACCAGCGCGAGCGGCACTTTCTCCGCCGGGTTCTGCGCCTTATAGGCCATGAGCTTGAGCGGCAGTTCACGGCTATCGGGTGCTACATTCTGAAACAGGAAGTCGCTAAGTTCCAGAAATGGCTCTACATCGCCGTCAGCCGATTCCCAGCCGGTCCACATGTTCAACGCCGGCCGGCCATGATCGCCCTGCACCGTCACGCCTTCACCGGGGCGGAACAGCACCTCACTGAAGCGCTGCGCGTGTGGATGTGTCAGCCATGTCGCGGCCACGCTGATCGTCTTGGGTGCGCTGCGCTGCTTGCCGCCGACGGTGATGTGCTTCAGCGTGGAGAAGCGCGAGCCGTTGACGAATGAGTCCTTGGGGATGAACAGGCGCGTCTCAAGGTCGTAGACCAAATTCTCCCGCTCTATCCACGCCACGGACTTGTTCAACGCAACCACCTTGGCGTCGAGCGCGCCCAGCGACGGCGCATCCTGTAGGAGCTTGGTGAAGCCCGCGGCGCCGTGCGCCAGCAGGTAGTCGTCCAGCCCCACCTTGCGGTCGCCGTCCTGCGGCAGACGCACCAGGTAACACCGCGCGCCGCGTTTGCGCTGTAGCTCGTCGACGAGACGGGCCTCCGCTGCCAGGATGTTCGGATTCAGAACAGCGTCGCTATCGAAGCAAATATATACATCGCGGCCACGCCACTTCGCCGCGTCAAGCTCCGGTAGGATGTCCTCGCCGTCCATGAAGTTGAACACGCCGCCCAGCGCTATGACCGGGAAGCCCGACAACACGCCAGCCAGCGATTTCTTTTCCCCCTCCGTGATGACAACAGGCTCTGTGCTGTCCGTTAACACCGCTTCCCACGGCACGGTGGGCGGGAAGTAAGCGCGGGTGCCACTCGCCTTCGGCTGGCCGTAGCGGATTGGCTTCTGCGGGATGAATCCTGCTTTTACGGGCTGGTCCAGATAGCGGACGCGGCAGAATGGAAGCACCTCCGCGCCGCGTTCGAACGTCGCGATTTGTCCGTGTGCGTCGTAGTACGGGATGACGATCGCCGGCCCGCTTTGGAACTCGGGATAGATGGCAGATGCGTCTGGGACGTCGAACATACCCGCCTGCTCGGCCTCGTCAGGCGTAATGCCGCTTCGTTGCAAGTCGGCAATAGCAGATTGAAGCATAGCGTCTCCGACAGCCCAGCCAAGGCGCTGCAACGTAACGGTGTGTGGCGTTAAATGTCAACGTAGCGCCACCTTTACATCATAATCCAGCATTTCAGCGTGACAGCGCAACTGATCGGCCTCCGAAAGCCGTCGGTATAGCCGCGCCGTCACTTCGTTGCGCGGATCGCCAGGCTTGAGTGTCACGATGCGGTGTGCGAGCGCGACAGGCAGGGGGCGCTGGTCCGACGCGCGCAGGAGGGAGAAGTGTTCGTTCATTTACTCCACCCCATAAGCGGTACGGATTGAGGCGACTTTCATTCGAAGCATATTCGCAGCGGCGATGTTGTTGTCTGGTGGTGAACCCGATCCCCAACCGCTTACCAATCCGAGTGCATCGCCTTCAAGCTCCTCCACAATCTCCCGTGCCGTATCACGTCGGATGTCTGATTCTGATTTTATGGGGTTGTCGAGGATGGAGAGGATTTCTTGCTCACAAACGCGGCGAGCCTTGCAACCCCTGCATGGGCAATCGTCATCTTCTGGCGTGCACGTAGCCGCACACGCTCTCACCACATCGGGGATGAAGGAGAGTAGGGCGGCGATATCACGTTCCCAGTCCTGCCATCCCTTGAAGCCCGGCAATTTCTCGGCCACTCGCATTGCTCGCAGATGTTTGTCCCATCTCTCCGCAATCGCCTTCAATTCGTCTGGTGTCACGGCTTCTCCCCTTCTGGATGGAGGGTGAGGGCGCGGATGTCTGCGGCGAGGGCCTTCAATAGCGCAACGCCTTTCGCGGTTACCGCTGGCCCGGATTGTTCATCATCGACAGGCCCGCTAGACCAAAAGTCCGCGCCGAAGTGAACATACTCATTCGGCTTAGGCTGGAATTGATCGTCAACGCCTGCCCAGCCGTAAAGCCGGATGCGCGGGCACGCCATCAGCGCGCGCCAGTTCTCAGCGTCCTCCCTCATCGCCTTGTTTTCCTGTAGAAGGCGATCAACTTCGTCTGCATGTCGAATCTGCTCGCAGGGCGTTCCTACCTGATTGTCTAGGAGCGTGACCAATTCCCGAACGCGGTCCTTCAGGCGAGCGTTTTCTTCTGTGAGGGTGGGGTGGGTGCGGCGGTTCCATGCCTCATTTAGATCTGCGTCCGCTTCAGCCTGTGTGTCACGAAAACGATAGAGATTTGCGAAGCAATCAAGGCACTCGACAAAACGGTGCCGCCAATCTCGGGTGTCGCCATAGTTCTGAGGGTTGCCGCGTTTGCCACCGCAGAACGGGCATGGCAGCGGCTCCATTCCTTTCTCCACTTCCACCGTCTGTGTCATGGTGCAGTCCTCACAGGGAGAAAGACTATCTTCTGGCAATCACCATTGAGGAAGTAACGACCACCAGCTTTCTCACACGCAAGGGCAGCGGGCGTGCAGGACGTTAGGTAATACAGTCCGCCACCTACGAAGAAGACGGCCAACCAAAACCATCCGCTGTGTCTCATTTCCCCGCCTCCTGTGTGTCGGATGTGGTCATGGGGCTTTACCTTCAAGGTAATCCTGTGGCCGTTCCCGCTTTTGCTTATCGAGCAGGTAAAGACCGTTGCGAGATAGGTCCACGGGCCAGTCTGTCAGCGCGCCGACGAGAAGTGCATAGATGCAGCACGAAATAAAAAGACACCCGAATATTATCGATGGACCGCCGCTCATGGCTTCCCACCTTCCTGTACATTGGCAGGGGTGGATTGGAGGGCGGTGCGGAGCTTCATAATCGCTGCCCAGCAGCACCAAACGTCGTAGGCATCGCCAGCGCCAAGAAGCTCAAGGGCCTTCAGCGGCTCGGTATCTGGCGGGTATAGCGTTGCGAAGCCACCGCCACGTTTCCCGATCAGAAAATTCGCCAGATGATTTCCGCCGGTCAGAACTTCCTTCGCCGCCTCCAGTAGTTCGGATGTTACGGGTTGGGGGTGTTCGGTACGTCCATCACGCAAACCACGCGCGTAACCCTTTTCCTCCTCGCGCATCAGGGCTGTCGAGTGCGCCGACCCAAGGCTGTAGAACTCGCGGTAGCTGGCGCTGTCTTCGGACTGATACCGGCGCAGTTGAAAATGAGCTTCGCGCAGTAGGCCGACCAAACCCTTTTCATCTTTCGTGAGCTGGCAGGCCGGCGTGTCATACAATTGGTCGCCGAAGTGCTCCATAGCTTCTGTCGGATCGGTAAATTGCTCATCGCAATGGAAGCACCGCCATTCCTTCGCCGCCTCTACCAGTTCTTTGTTGGTTTGTGGGATGGTCATGCTGGCGTCCCCATGTATTTGTGCGCCACGCATCGAACTTTGCATAGGGGCAGGCCTTCCAGTTTTCAGATCGAAAGGGCCTGAAATATCCTCTCCAGCATTCGCGCGGCGAACCAATTCGTCGAAGGCCTCTGGCATCATTCTGCTTTTGCGCTCGCTCATCTACCTTATCCGGTGTGGGGTGGTCATGGCTTCTCCGCCCTCTCAATGTCCACACGCGCCAACCATGCCCGTTCGCGCTCCACGCCGGCCAACACCTCGTAAGTGGTGTAGTTGAGCCGCCACACCGCCGTCCCCTTGCGCCGGCTCAGTGTCGGGCGCAAACCGCGCAGCTTGTGACGCAGCGTTGCGCCATCCAGACCGACGCAAGGTAGGCCGTGGTAGCCACCCGCCAACGCGGCGAGGTGCTCGGCGACAGCTGGAAGGCCGCGCAACACTGTCTCGCCGGTCTCATCGGGCAGCGCGTCGGGATCCGAGTCCGCAACGGGGTCGTCAAGTCGCTCCGCGGCGTAGAGGCGTACTCGAACGCGCCAATAAGACGCGCGGCCGTCGAGTTCGCCAGCCGCAGCGCGCAGCATCGCCTTACGCAGGGCTTCCAGCGCGACGAGTGGTTGGACGCCAGCCTCCTGCGCCGCCTCCTGCGCGTGCTCCGCAAGCGCCTGGGACAGCACCTCAGCGTGACGCTCGATGACTTGCTGTTGTTCGTCGCCGGTCATGTCGCTTGTAACTCCGCCAGGCGTTTTTCGATGTGCTCCAGAGTGCGCGGCGCGAACTCGGGCAGCGCAGACAGTCCCGTTCCGATACCGTCGGCTGGCCACACCACCACACCGCCTGCACGGACTTGGGCGAACAACGGCACCATGTCAGCGTCGATTACCTCGTTCTGATATGCCACGGACTCGTCATCGTTCTTGAAGTAGCGCGACGGAGACGCCTTGGTCGCCACGCCCACTGCATTCGGCTCACCGCGCATCGCGCCAGCCTGCCCACCCATGCCTACGCGCTCAAGGTTGTCCCCGAACACATAGAGTATGGTTGGGTTTCGCTTAAGGTCGCTGCGATAGACCATCTTCTGAAAAATCACGGTCATGATTATAACCTCACCAGCTTACCAGCTTGGGCGCGATACCAGGTGTCGGCGAGAAGGCCATCTTGCCCGATGCAGCCAGTGGCGAAGCCGACGCACTTACCGAGGTTGTTAAACTCAGCGACGGACACCCATGTTCCCTCAGCCGCTTTCACCTGAGCGTACAGCCCAGCCGACGCCACGACAGAGTCTGTGCCGCTCGCTTCGATCTGCGCGTTGTCGCCCGACGACCCGATCCGCGCGTGGTCGCCCGACGACCCGATCTGCGCGTTGTCGCCCGACGACCCGATCTGCGCGTAGTTGCCCGACGACCCGATCTGCGCGTGGTCGCCCGACGACCCGATCTGCGCGTAGTTGCCCGACGACCCGATCTGCGCGTAGTTGCCCGACGACCCGATCTGCGCGTAGTTGCCCGACGACCCGATCTGCGCGTGGTCGCCCGACGACCCGATCTGCGCGTAGTTGCCCGACGACCCGATCTG